TGCTAACTCATTAGCTAATGCTGAGTCGCCTTTTCTTTTTGCCTCATACTGAATTGCTCTTAACTTTTCCATTTCAGTAACAAGCTCGGCATTAATCGGCGTGTAATTAACAAAACTATTTTGACCACGGGTTTCGCTTGTCATGGCTATTCTTGCCAATGGAGAGTACATTTGAGCATGAGAACCCCATGCAATTTCTTCTCCTGACGGTCCAAAACTATTTCCTCTTATTCCATGACCAAAAGCATCATGCACAGCCCTAAACATTTCGTTTGAATTTAGACCAGTATTTTTATCAATATTGTTCAAAAACTCGTGTTTATCCCCACCTTTATAAACAGTTAAATTGCCATGAAGAATCATGTCTCTAACGGCTTCATTAGAGTCTAAATAATTACCTTGTCCAGTATGGAATTGCAACTTTAATGGCAAATTATTAAATTGCTGAATAGTCTCTTTTTCTAATTGTTGATAAGACTTTTGAACCAAGTCATCATAATCTTTAATATTGTATTGTTGAATAATTGGCGCAAATTCAGGATCATT